ATTCGCATGCGCGACCTCATTCTCATCACGATGCTCGGCCAGAACATGACGTCAGCCGGGTCGACGGGCGGCTTCGCCCAAGCCCGCGTCCACGAGAACGGCTTCTGGCGCAAGCTTGAACAGCGCGGCGCCAGCTTCGGCGACGCCGCCTTGACGACGACGATTCAGCCCGTCGAGGGGTCGTCGCCGAAGGTGCTGCGGCAGTGGCAGCCACGCGACGGGGTGTTGAGGACGCAGCTAACCAAGTGGATTGCCTTGTGGAACTTCGGCGACATGGATCTCGCCCCGTACATCTACTGGGATGTGACTGCCCCCGCCGACGTGACTGAGCAGCAAGAGACGGCAGCTAAGGGTGCCGAGGCTGCCGCGAAAGCGATGCAGGCGGTGGCGACCTCGGTGAAGTCGTTGACCGAGGCGGGTCTAGTGGCGGGGAAAGATTTTGATGTAGGCTACCTGCTAGAGCAGGCAGGCGTGCGAATGCAGCGAGACGGCGGCGAGACGGGGCGGTAGTGGGGTGGTGGCGGGCTAACCGCGTCCTCTAATCACCTCACAGATCTCGAAAACTTTGTACGCAGCATACACCTGCGCAATTACACCGAAAAAGGCCACGCCTCCGACAACTGCCTGGAACCATTCGTGCATTTTTTTAACCTCGTGAAAGCGCCGAAAACTCGGCATCAAAGATGGCCTGTTCGTGGGCCATCAACTCGTCTCGTTTCAGTACCTTACCCAGCGCCGCCGCTTCGTCAACAAGACGTTGTGTGCCTTCGGCGTACTCAGCATTGGCGACCTCATCCTCCGCAGGGGCATCAGGATGAAGAGGTCGAGGCAGCGAAGCCAGATAAAGAAGGTGGGTAGCCTTGGCTGCGCGGCGAATCTCGGACTCTTGGAACTTGCTGATGTTTGGTCGGGTCATGTGTGTCTAGTCTCCTCGTCGTCTCGTCTACATCTTGCTGCCGTCGGGTCGATAACCGAGCCGCGCCAGCCACTTGACGGCGGCAGCGCGACTCTTGAAGCTGCGCGACTCAACTCGGGTCAGTGCCAGAAACGTCCCGTCTGTGTCGACGACCAGGCCGAGGGTGTTTTGTGAACCAGCTTCCCATGCTTCTACTTGCTTCGCCATCGTCGTCTTGCCTCCGTTGTCTCGCTTACAAAACTAGTATCGGCCTTGCCTGCGAAATTGTCAACAGGCAAAGCCGATCTATTTTCTAAGTCTGCGAGATCAAGGCGTTTTTAGTCTACGCCTCGTCGTCGTCTCGTCTAAGCCTTCTTCGCCTTGTACTCAAACGTCGCCTTGACATTGCCGGTCGCCGTCTTGTCCCAGAGGAACTCAGCGTCGCGCACGGTCTTGCGCGTCGGCGAGGCCGACTGCACAAACACCGCCCACTTGCCGAGACTGCCGGGCTCGACCTCGACGTCAGCGTCGACGGGGAGGCCAAGCAGCGTCCGCGCCGCCGGGCCACTGTAGAGCTTGCCGGTGGTGTCGTCGCGGTGGGCGATGACGATGCGACGATCCTTGAGGAGTTTTTCCTTGGTGACGAGGCGATAGAAGTACGCCCCGTCAACGTAGGTGAGTTTGCCGCAGTGCTTCTCGATGTACTCGCGCACAGGCATACCGCCCTGCACCGTATTACGCCGCTCCATCGTCGTCGTCACGTCGACGCACTTCTTCGCGGCGTCCTGCAACGAGACGGCGTCGATGTCGAGGAAGAAGTGGGCAAGGCTCTTTTTCCCTTCCTTGATCGCCGTCGCTGTCGCGACGACACCCCGCGTCACTGCCGGTGCCACCTTTGACGCCAGCTCGGCGGCGTTGCCGGTCCAGTTCAGGGTGTTGCCTGCCGGTACACCGAGAGCGACGAGAGCTTCCGGCTTCGGCCCGATGCCGACGAGCGTGATGCTGCCGCTGGCGAGCGTTTTGGTAACGAAGTCCTTGACGGTGCCAACGGTCTGCGTCGATGCGTTCTCTTCGCCGTCGGTGAAGACGTAGACGAGAGACGGCAGCGTCGACGATGAGGCGATCTTGACGCCGAAGGCGACGGCGTCGTTGAGGGCAGTCCCGCCGCCGTTGCACCGTGGATAGACGTAGTTCTGAATCTTGCCGGTGTACTGAATGCGGGTGTAGGACGAATACTCGAAGGTGATCACCGACATCGTCGAGGTGTCGCTAAACTCGGTCTTGACCTTGTCAAGCATCTGGGTGAGCTGAACAGCGGCAGCCTCACGGCGCGGGCCATCCATCGAGCCTGACGCGTCGAGGACAACGACGAGGTTGACTTGCGGCTTCGGGGTGGCTGCGCCGACGGCATAAGCAACAGTCTGCCCCGCCGCCTTGTTGGCGGCGTCAGCGACGTCCTTTGCGGTCGTCGTCGTCGAGACGGCGACCTTGACGCCTCGCTTCGTCTTTGTCGCCTTGACCTTCGCGGGCTTCGGTGCCTTGACGGGCTTCACCTTCGGCGCCTTGGCAGGCTTCGTCGCGGCAGCCTTTGGCGCCTTCGCGACAGCGACCACAGCACCGACAACAGGCATCCCCGACTTGTGCTTGCCGTCTCGCTTCGCCATCGTCGACAGCGGCAGACCGGCGCCAACGCGGCGATTCATGCGCTCGATGGTGGCGGTGATGGTGATCAGACGGTGGTCGACACCTACGTCAACCGTCCACTTGATCGGCTTTCGACGAGGCGTTGACGACAAATTTTCATTTGTCGTCACCTCTTTGGTGTTGAGGAGCTGTTGCAGCGCGGGACAGATACGAGCCATGTGATTGCCTCTTTTCGTTGTGGGTGGAGGCAGTGTGACACGATGGCGCGCTGGTGTCAAGGGGAAAAGAGGGGGGCTACGTGTCGCGGCTACGGATCGCGGCTATCGCAGTCTCGGCGAGACCATCACCTCGCCGACGTCGCCTCGACTAGACGACTTGGCGGCGATGCTGCGGCGGGCGGTGACGTGCTTGACGACGAGGGCTAGGCCGTAGCTCCGTGCCAACTCCTCGTACATCGGCAGCGCCGCCGCGCTGTTGCTGATGACGACGCGAGCACCACGCATCGTCGCCGCGATGGCGGCTTGCCACAACTTGACGTGCTCGTCGACACCGAAGCGTCCCGAGTAGCCAGTGAACGTCCCGATGTAGGGCGGATCACAGTAGACGAAATCGCCACTTGAGGCTGCGGCGATGGATACTTGAAAGTCTGCCGGGGTCAAGCACACGGGCCACGCACTCAACGCCTTCGACACCTCAACCACGTTCCGCGCCACCGCGTCGAGGTCGAGCTTGGCCAGCCTCACCGCGTCGCACGGGACGTTGTTATGGCCCTTGCTGTTGACTCGCTGTAGACCGTTGAAAGCAAAGAGGTTTAGGTACAGCGTCGTCGCCGGGGTCGTCTTCGCGTTGCTGTCAGAACGTACTTTGAGGTAGCCCTCAGGTGTGCGGGGGAGGCTGCGCAACTCGGCTAGTAACGTCTCTGGGTCACTGCTCACTGCTCGCCACAGTGCCATCAGCGGCTCGTTGACGTCGGTGAGTAGCATATGACTCACCGCCTTCACATCGTCGCCCAGCATTCCGACGACGTCGGCGGCGAGCTTGCGCTTCCCGCCAGGCCAGCGAAGGAAAGGCTTAGGCGACGACGGCAGCAACGACAAGGCGACAGCGCCGCCGCCGAGGAAGGGTTCGATGTAGGTGGTCATAGGGCGTTGCCCACTGGCTGCGGGTTGATGTAATACATCTTGTCGCCTTGTATACCTGTGTCGTCCGGCCCGTATTGACAAACACGTCCCGGTGTCAAGACGATAATCTCTTTGCCTTTTTGTCGGGCATATTCGACGCAGTGCCCGGTCCCACCTCGACTACCGTCCCAGGCTGCAACGACAATGTCGCACCTGTCGACCATGTAGCGGTTTCGAGCGTACATCATATTGATGGCGCCGAAGTCAACGCCATCACTCTTAGGCGGGTCTACCTTGGACACATATTCCACACGTTTCGCATAGGTGAGCATGTTTCGATACACAGCCTGATCGCTGGGCTTCCAGCGCTTCCACTGCGACGGAAACGGGACAGCGACGACAAAGGGCACCGCCGTCTCGGCGCAGACGCGGGCAGCATCGGTGTCGAAGCCAAGGGCGCCGCCGACGTAGACCTCGACGTCCTGAGGTTTTGCCCCACGGAACGTCACGGCGTCGGCGACGAGGCTGAGCAGTACATCCTTGAATCTGTTGCGTAAATGCACGCGCAGGGGGTTGTTTGTGTCGTAGCCGCCGAGCTTGTCGGGGCGGTGGCCGGTGATGGCTATGCGCATGGCTAATTCGCCTCTCGCTGTCTCATCATCGTCGACAACTCGTCACCAAGGCTCTCAAGCATTCGCGCAAGTTCAAGTGGCGATCGGGCAGTGGTGAGATCGGTGATCGTCTCGACGGGGTTGCGAGGCTTTGGCGGTGGCGAGACGACGGGGCGTGGCGACGCCTTGACGGCCACAGCCGCCACAGGCGCAGCCGCCACAGGCACGGCAGGGAGGTCGCACTCAAGCAAATCAAAGCGACTCTTTTGCATCTGGGCCGCTGCCTGAGCCCTGTTTCTCTCCCGCTCGACCCTAAGCTCCTCTTGTAAAGCTGCGAGGTCTGCGTCAAGGCTGCGGCTGTTCGACGATGTCGGCTCTGGTGGGAGGTCAACTTCGAGGAGGCTGAAGCGAGACGGCGTCGGCGGTGGGGAGGCTGCGGCAGGGGTTTCGCTCTGCACCCCTCTCGCCGCCGTCGTCCCCCCGCTGTCTCGTCGCCCGACCACACCGCCCGCAGCTCGCAACTGAATGCCTACAGGTAAGTTTTGGCGTGCTGTGTCGAAGGCTTGCTGTGACAGCCCGGTGACTTCAACCATAAGCAGACGTCCGGGTACTTGGTTGATGTGGGTGTGGGTGGCGCCAAGCGACTGTAGGTAGTTGGTAATGGCTGCCGCAGTGAAGTCGTGAGGTCGGAGGCTTACGCTTACGGCTGGCGGCACCGGATTGACGACACGCCGTCTTGTCGTCTCGTCGCTGTTGCTAGCCAGTGGTGACGACAGACTGCGCCGCACCTCATCGGTGACTGCGGTTGTAATTCTCGCGGCTTCCTGGTCGGACATCGGCGAGTCATCGCCCGTCCACGACACCACCTCGACGACATCGCCTACACGTATCTCGTCGTCTTGTCTCGACGGCGCCGCCCTCTCAGCCGTCGCTGTCTCGCCACCACCAGCCCCACCTCGTCGTCTCGTTGCCATCGCCTCCTCGACGCGCAGCGCAAGCACTTGACGGTAAGTCTCCCAGTCCGACGTGTCGTCGCCCTCGCGGACGTAGAGGCCGGGGGCGGTGCCGTTGGTGATGGCGGCGGCGAGGCGGGGGTCGGTGGACGAAACGCAGCTCGGTATTCCGAATACCCGCTCACCCACAATCATCCACCACGCATGATCGCTACGGTGGGGCAGATGGAAATCAGCAGCGAGCACAAACAAAGCGCCGATCGGCCTGTTCCGAAATCCGCGTACAAAATTGTGGTTGTATACTAAATTGGAGTTGTAGATGTAAGTGTCGCCCAAGTGCAATGGGGTTGAGATAGCCACAAGCCTGTCATCCTGCTGTATCGGCCTACTAGTCGCCATCGTCGTCTCGTCTCCTAGCCATCATCTTTACCACGTCACCCAAGCCTTGTCAACCCCTCTAACACCCCCGACCCAACCACCCTATACCTTACCCCATGCTACAAAGATACGGCCAGCCCCTTCTTGATCGCGCCGCCTCGTCGCAGCGCCGCGTATGGTTTCGCCTTGTCACCCGCGACATCGATCGCCATGGCACCATCATCGAGCCCGCTGGCGTGGACATGACCGCGTTCCGAGCCAACCCCGTTTTCTTGTGGATGCACGACAGCGGCGGCGGCGAGACGACCCCACCGCCGGACGTGGTGATTGGCCGCGTCACGAACTTTGACCAGAGCGTCGAAGCCCTCAACATTGAGGTCGAGTTTGACGACGACGGCGACGGGTTGGCGGCGACTTGTTTTCGCAAAGTCAAGGACGGCTTCTTGCGTATGGTGTCGATCGGCTGCAACGTCCTCGAAGAGGAGACGGTGATGGTCGGGACGCACAAGGTTCCCGTCTACACCCGTACCGAGCTGCTTGAATGCTCGCTGGTCATCATCGGGTCGAATCGCGGGGCGCTAAAGCTTGATCGCAGTCGCGTCGCCGCCATGCTGCGCGAGGTCGGTGGCGTCGGTGGGGTCGCCAAAGGCGCTGAGGCTGCGACGGCGAAGGCCGCCGATGTCGAGACGGCGAAGGCGACGGCGACTAAAGCCGCGCCAGCCCCAGCCCTGCGAGACGAGAAACAAGTCTCCACCGTCGCCGTCATCGCGCCGGGGCACATGCTCTGGGGCAAGCGACGAGACGACGGCAAGTGGACGACGCCGGGTGGTCATCTGCATCCCGGCGAAAGCCCCGTCGATGGTGCTGTCCGCGAGTTGGCGGAGGAGTCGGGCATCGTTGTCACCGCCGACAAGCTGAAGTCGCTTGGTGCTGTGACAAACGCCAAGGGTGTCCGCATTCACACCTTCCGCCTTGACGTCCCGAAGATGATTTCCCCGACGACGAAGCGCGACCCCGACAAAGAGATTGAGGTGTGGGATTGGGTGCCGTTTGAGTCGGGACGCCTACCTCAGCACATCCTCTCGAATCTGCACGCGCAGCCGAACGCGATCGTCGCGGCGCTTCGCCTCGACCGCGCCGTCATGGGTGCCGGTGGCCCCGCCGTCGACACGCTGCTGACGACTACGGTTTATGGTGGCGACGCGATGGACGACTTCTTCGGCGACGATGACGACATGCTGAAGGTTCGCGATGACGATGGCTACGGGGAGGCGGCTTCTGGCGCATCATCAGCCTCTTCAGCCGCTAGCGCATCATCAGCCTCGTCGTCCAGTCTCAGCCTCGACTCGTCGTCAACTTCTACCCCAGCCTCGCCCACCCGCCGTTTCACCACCCGAGGCGTCGTCGCCCACACCAACTACCCGACGGTGACAACCGCGTGGGATGCGGCGGCAGCCGTGGATCGATGGAAGAAGTGGGCATCGTCCGACGGCAGCGGCGACAAGGACAAGATTGATTGGGCGAAATTCGCCAAGTGTTTCCTGTGGTTCGACGACAAGGCGCCGGACAGCTTCGGCTCCTACAAATACCCGCATCACGACATCGTCGACGGCAAGCCGGTGACGGTATGGGCTGGCGTCGTCGCGGCGGCAGCACGTATCGACCAGTCGAAGGGCATCCCCGCTGGCGACATTGCGAAGATGAAAGCACATCTTGCCGAGCACTACAAGGAGTTCGACAAGGTGGCGCCGTGGCAGCGTGCCGCCTATGACATGCCCGGCGGACTACAGCGTGTGTGGCGGGCAGCCGCGCCGCAGCTAAACGGCCACGTCAACGCCGCGCCGTCTGTAGATGGTCTTGTCAACCTGCCGACGCCACAGCTTGCGATCAGCGCCGAGGCCGGGACGTTGCTTGCCGAGTCCGGTGACGTGTATCGTCTCGTCGGCGTCGTCCCGCATGCCCTGGTATTTAAAGGCCCGACATGGACGAAAGACTCCGCCGCGTTGTGGGCGCAGAAACACGGCTACGCCTACTACACCGCCTACCCCGAGGACGGCTTCATCGAGCTTGTCATTCTCGACGCTGGGGCTTTCCGACGGGACGCTTTTGGTGTCGGTGTCAAGTTCAAGACGTTCCGACTTCAAGCCGACCCTGAGGTCAGCGTCGTCGTCGGTGTCCTCAAGCTGAAGGGCGAGCGAGCGCTGGCCAAGCTGGCAAAGGGTCAGCGTGGTGTCAAGGCGTCGCGGAAAGCCGCACGACAAGCTGATCGCCTTCTGCGCAGCCTCGTCAACCTTCGCCTGTCCCCGTCGGCAAGTGCGGAGATCGCCTACGGAATCAAGCGATCGGCACGTCTCATCGTCGACAAGGCGACGGTACGCCAAGCGGAACGTGTGCAGCGCAGTCAGTCATGGACGTTCCGAACGCTGTCGGCGGCACTGTCCGACGACGCTGTGACGCGAACGCTTCATGGTGACAGTACCGGGCAGCGCGAAGCTCGACGCATTGTCGACGAGGTGGTGGCAAGACTGCGGCAGATCAAGGCCCTTCGCTACTCGCTGGGCTAGTGGGGCCATACCAATTGACTTCAGCGTCTCGAAAGGCGCGAAGGCGCAGCTAGAGCTTGGCCTTCGCTGGCATGAGGAAGGTTACAGCGGCGACGGGTTGCTACCAAGCACCGTCGCCGAAGCGCGTCGTCTCGTCCGCACCGGCAAGTGGTGGCCGTCGAAGGTGAAACGAGCTTTCAGTTTCTTCTCTCGACACGGCGCCCAAGACGGGCCTATGCGCGACGACAAGGGGCGCCCTACGCCGAAGGCCGTCGCGTGGGCGCTGTGGGGCGGCGATGCTGGCTTCGCGAATGTCAAGCGTATTCGTGAGTCTATGCTTGCGGCGGAGCGGGGGCGGGGGCACGGCGGCGTCGTCGCTGGCGGCGTCGTTGGTGCCGACAACGAGACGACGAGACGACAAGTAGCCACCCCCCTAAATGGTCGCCTTGTCGCACACATGCACTACCTTTCCTTAACCGATCCCGATTTAACCGTCTCGGACAAGGAATCCCCGATGAAGAACACCCCCGAAGCCATGGCAGCCTACCGCGAGGCGATTGCGCACGCGATGGAGCACGCCGATCTGCATGCGCGTATGCTGGCCGGTGGCCACGTTGGCGACGAGCACCGCGAGATGCATGTGGCCCACGCCTGCCGAGCCTTGGACATGGCCGATGCCCTGCATGGCGTCATGTGCGAAGTGCTTGGCGAAGGTATCAAGCGCGACGAGGAAGATGGCGAGGAGTTCGCCGTCCTCGGTGGCATTGAGAACAGCGCCCTTGCACAGCGCTTCAGCGAAGTCGCCACCAAGGTCGGCAAGCTGCCTCGCAGCCTTCGCGCCGTCGCCCGCCAAGAGCTTGGCCGCGTCGACGCCGATCTGCTTGAGGAGAAGCTGATGGGCGCCAAGACCGATCGCGCCGCACTGCTCGCCCTGAAGCAGCAAGCCGTCGAGTCCGCCAAGGTCGTTGACCGCGCCGAGACCGAGCGTGCCATCGAGGCAGCCCTCGATGAACGCCTCATCACCCCCGCCGACGCTGCTCGTATGCGCGGCATCGACCCTGCCACCAAGGCCGCAGCGTCGTCGCCTTGGCAGCGCAGCCGCGTCGAGCGCTTTATCAGCGAGCGTCGCGAAGGTGGCCCGGTGGCCCCGATTACACGTCCCGGCGCCGAGCGCACCGTCCCCGTCGCCGACCAGACGGCCCGACCGCAAGTCGGCGGTGGCGTTCCGATTCGTTTCACCGAGCAGCGTGGCGCGACCGTCGCCGAGGCCACCAGCCTCGCCAATGACGTCGCCGCGAAGCTTGGCCTTGATCCCCAGAAAATGCAAGCCCGTATGGCTGCGAGCCTCAACGGCTAGTTCAACCGTCCTGTAGGAGAAAACTCTCATGGCAAATTCCTTCGTCATCGCCCGGCAGTACGGTCAGAACCAAGCGCCGGGCCTCCGTCTCGTCAAGCTGGATGCCGCCGTCGCGGTGGGCATCGGCAACATGATCGTCGAGGTTGCTGGTTACGGCCAGATCCCCGCCGCCGCCAATGCGGCGACTGGCCACATGGCCGGTATCACCCTGTCGTCTGGCGATAACACCCTCGGCGCCGCTGGCGCGGTATCGGTGGACGTCGAGCCGCGCACGGCCAACTTCGCCAACAGCGGCGGCAACCCTTGCAGCCAGGCGCATGTCGGTCTGACCGTGTACGCCTCGGATGCGTTCACCATCAGCTCGAACAGCGCCGACGGCCCGCCCGCTGGCAAGCTGATCGCTTTCGATTCCTCTGACATTCAGGGTCGCCCATGCCGGGTCGCCCTCAACTGCTTCACCAGCTAACCCTCGCTGAAGGAGATTCGATATGACCATGGTAATCAACTCAGGCATCTCCCAGGCGGAGGCGCTTGTCTACAATACGGCGATTCAGGAAGGACTGCAAGCCGCAGCTTCCTCGATCACCGACATCCAGGCCCCGAAGATCGCACTGACCCGCTCGGTCAGCTTCGGCGGCAGCGACCCGATGTCGAAGAAGGTTCCCAACGAGATCTTCTTCCCGTTCGCTCCCCCGACCGCCCGCGCCGAGAGTGTGGCGAACCAGGATCGCGCCTTCAACCCGCTCGTCCGCAACAGCGCCCGGCTGGCGATCGAGCCGTACAGCGCTGGCTACAGCATCAAGCGCAAGGATTTCTACAACGATATCTACGGGACGCTGGCCAATGTGCCCCGGAATATCGCCCGCGCCATGCTGAAGCTGCCTGATCAGCTTCTCGCCCGGCTGCTGCGCAACGGCAAGACGACCCTCGACTACACCGGGACGTTCGCCTTCTCGGCGACCAAGCCGAAGTCGGTGAACGGCGCCATCAGCGGCACCTATAGCAACCTCTACACCGGACGTCAGCTCACCGCGCAGAACCTTTCGTTCGTCGTGTCCGAGATGATGGCCCGCGTCAATGAGGACGGGCTCAACTACGGCATCGTGCCGGACACCCTGATCGTCCCGTCGAACCTGTACGGCGCGGCCATTCAGGCGACGCAGATGCGCAACAACGTGTATTCGGGAACCGCTGGTGCGGGTAACTTGTGGCCGGGTCAGGCCAACAACACCGCCGCCGTCGGTGACAACTGGGTGGCGCACACTGGCTTCATCAAGGAAGTCATCGTGCTGCCCGAGCTGGTCGACGGTGGCGCGGGCATCGACACGACCACTTGGTACGTTGCCGAGACTCAGAATCCCGCCCACGGTGGCGCCGTCGGTCTGCTCCTCGCCATCGAAGAGGGCTTCGAGTTCCTCACCAACCTCGCCCCGTCGGACCCGACCGTGTTCCTGAAAAACGAGTTCGCGTGGGCCGGTGAGCGGTATGCTGGTGTGGGGTATGGTCTCACGGCTTTCCTCTCTCGCTGCGAACAGTGATGAAATGTAGGATAAGCTGGCTACTCAACATGTTTCCAGCTTTTCCTCAGCACTACGCGCGATACGATCGTCTGATCGACACCGAATAAGCTCGCCAGCTCTGTCTGAGTCTTTCCCCCACTATATAAAACCCGAAGCTCACGGACCTTCTCGACTGTGAGTTTGGCCCTCCCGTTCTGTTCACCCTTATAGATATCCGGTCTCTCCAAGAAAGCAGCGGCTTTAGCTGCCGCTGCCTTGGTGATCTGCTCGGGCGTGTGTTTTCGGCCCCGAAGCTGTGCAGCGATGTGTTCAACTACCTCACGATCTCTTTTTATGCCGCGTAGGTAGGTGTGGCCTTTGGACGCCCGGCTAATTGCGGCCTTGTGCTCGGCAGATATTGTGCCACCGGAGGGTCCACCTAAAGTGGCCGGGATAGCTATGTTATAGACCTTGCTGCGGTCGAGCTGAAGAAGGAAATGATTTTCTCGCTCAAGCAAGAACTCGCTATCTCGCCGCTCCGTGATCTCAAGCACAAGAAAAACAAAAGCATCCTTGCCGTACAAATTGTATGCAGACTGTAGGTGGGGGTTTCTATGCCGTTTGCGGTTCAAGTGAGCCTTATGCCCACTCAGTCTGCTGTAGAGCCTACTAGAGGAGCCAACGTATGCCTTTTCACTTGTCTTGCAGTAGATCATATAGACGCCAGCTTCGGCTGGCCTCTTGTACCGGAGGCGTTTGGCAAACTGTAGGTACTCAGACGGGTTCATAAGTAAGAGCATACCACAAACAGGACTTGATGCAACAAAATACTTGACATCGCCTCGTCGCCGCTGCATCATGGCGGCATGAGCAAAAACCGCATCATCCTTCCCACTCACAACACTGGGGTCGCCCCTGGTGCCGAAACCATTGACGCCTTGTCTGCCGCCGTCCCCGGCGCTGCGAGTGTGCGCAGTGACACCGCTGCTGCCATCGCCGCCGTCGGAACGGGGGCCGTGGCCGACGGCGAGACGGCCTCCGCGTTGCCGTTGTTGCCTTCGGCGCAGCCACAGTCGCAGGCGCTGCCACAAGCACAGAACCCCGTCCCCTCGTCGTCGCCGCTGACCATCACCGCCAGTGCCAACAACGATGTGATGGCGCTGATTCGTGGCCGTAGCGACGCTGCCGAAGCTGTGCCGCAGGCGGCACTGCCTGTCACGCCGTCGCCGTCGCCGCAGCTCGACGCCGCTCTCGACGCCCGTCTCCGCGTCGTCGAGACGTTCGCCTTCTCCCTCGACAGCAAGTTGTCGACGCATCGACAAGGCATCGACGACAGCCTCCGCGCAGCTTTCGGCCAGATTCGCGAGGAGTTCAATCGCATCGAAGCCGCGCTACCGACGACGAAGCCACACGATTACAGTCAAGAGATCGCCGCCTTGCGGGCAAGCCTCAGCGCCGTCGCCGCTGCGCACGGCATCGTCGTCGAGACGCCGACGATCAAGATGAAGCAGCGCCGCTTCCTGACCTCACCCGCGATGGTTGAGGGTGGGTATGTGGTGCTCTACTACAATCCCCGACCCGAGGAGAACCCTGAGATTCAGGTTCGCGCCAATCAACCGCGCATGGTGTGGACGGGGTACTCGTTTACGATTCCCGACGGCTACGTCGCCGACATCTGGTCGGCGGGACGTTGCGTTGCCAGCTTCGCCGGGTCGACGGGGGATGGCGACTTCCGCATCCCCGTCCTCGGCACCAGCGACGCGGGGATGGCGGTGTCGACGGGACGTGAGGTAGCACGGCTGACGCTGCGGCGCATTGAGCCTGTTGCCGTCGCGATTGATCGTGGTGGTTTCGGCGGGTAGGTGAGGCGACGATGAGGTGACGATGGGTCGACAACTACAACTCGTCTGGGGCCTGCCGTCAACTCGTCGTCCCTGTCTTGCAGCCGATCACGGCTGCTGGTCACTTTGCTGGCTAACGGTGGGGCTGTACTGGTTATGCCTACAGTGTTGCACAGGTGGTACATCTCCCGCGCCGACCTCCTCGCCTGTAGCCGTCGAGGCCCAGACGGTCGCCATCGCGTCGACGCCATCGAAAGGCTAGCTCGTCGTCTTGGCCTCGCCTTGCCACGGCTGCCCCGTCATTGGCACGGCTATCGACACAGCCTCGTCGGCAGAATCGCGAGGTGGGTATCGAAACCTTGCGACGATATGTCGTGGCGATGACGAGGCGGCGGTGAGACGACAAGGATAAGCTATGTCTCGAATAATCCTTCCTGATTGCGGATCAAATAGCTGCTTCTACACCTCTGGTGGCGGCATGCGTACCAACGGGCCGTGCAGTTGTCAAGACTGTCCGACATGTGGGGCGAATATCGTACACCATAAGCATCGCGGCTGGTGTACGACATCTGATTGGAAGACACCACTTCTCGCTGTGTGCGAAAAGGTCGGCTGTTCCTTATCAGGGGAACAGCTATACTACACTGCCCTACGGAAACGTGCCGTGCGAGAGCTGGTTCTGCTGTGGGCAGACGACCCCGACGGGGAGGGGCCAGAGGTAATCAAAGCCCTCGAAACCTGCCTCGCCGAGATGAGTAAGACTTACCCTACACCATGCGCGAAGCCCTAGCCCTAGCCCTCGTCTTCATCACCGCCGTCGCCGTCTCGGCGTCATGTTCGCGCAGCTACTACCACGACGCCGAGGTCTTGTCGGCTTATCAGCGTCAGGCGCGAGCCATGTGCCTCGCCGCCAACGCCAAGTCGAAGCTGTCTACGTGCCGCCGCGCCAAGGCTTGCGCGGGTGCAGCCCAAGCCGGACTTGAGGCGGTACAGGTGTATCAGCTAGCCAGCGCCGCGATGACGGCGACCATTGACGATCGCATCGCCGCCGACGCTGCCTATGCTGGCGCTGTCGCTGCCTGCGGTGTCGCCGGGGTGCGGTTGGCTGGTGTCGGCGGGACTAGTGGGGTCGGTAGTGGGGTCGCTGTCAATCCCGCTGTCGCCGCTGCCGTCGACGCTGGGACGTCTCACAACGCGCCGTCGCACCCTGTCGACGCCGCCTCACCGTCTGATGGAGGAACCCATGATTAGTCTTGTCACCCTCATCGAGTTCTTTGAGTCCATCTTCGCCTCGATCAAGCGCCGCAACGCCGAGAAGGCCGCTGTCGACGCCGCGAGGACGGGATGCCTTGTCGACGACGGCAAGGCTGCTGTAGCTGACATCGACGCCGAGTTGGCGAAGGCGGGACGGTAGCTGCGAGGCGGCGAGGCGACTACGATCGCCTTAGTTTCGCATACTTAGAAAAAAAGATCGCTTTTCCCTGTTGACAGTTTCGCGGAAACGGCGATACTAGGATCAACAAAGGGGAAACGCAAATGGCCTACGTATCTAAAGAGAAGAAGCAGAAGATCGCCGCCGCACTCAAGACAGTGATCCCGAAGGGGTGGAAGTGGTCGCTGGCTATTAACCACGGTTCCACCCTCATCCTCACCATCGCCAGCGCCCCTGTCGACCTGATGGCCGAGGCGATGCGAGTCCACAACAACAGCTATCGCGCCGACCGCGACGGCAAGATGACGAAGCCTGCGACGCACATTCAGGCCAACTGCTCGCCTGAGATGTACTTCGACGAGAGCCTCGACCTCTTCCGTAAGATTCGCGATGCGCTGAACATCGACAACCACGATCGCTCTGACAGTCAGACGGACTACTTCGATGTGGGTCACTATACCAGCATCAACCTCGGAAGCTGGAATAAGCCCTTCATCGTCAAGTAGTGGTCGGGGTAGGCGCCTAACCTACCCTACACCATGCTCGTCAACGCCGCCGTCTTGCCGACACCCTTCGTCGTCACCCAGCTCCCCGACATCCCCAAGCAAGGCACGTCCCGGCGCAAAGCCGTCGCCCACGTCGTCCTTCACACGACCGGCGGCTACCCCGACGAAAAGCATCCTACACCACAGCGTATACGCCCCGAGACTGCCGAGCCTCGTCACTGTCACGCCGTCGCCGTCCACGCCGACTGGTCGAAGTCTACTCGCATCGCTGGCGCCCACCTCCTCATCGACGCCGACGGTAGTGTGTATCAAATCGCCGACTTGTCGACGAGGGCGATGTATCACTGTGTAGGATACAATCAAGTCAGCATCGGCATCGAGGTGGTGCAGCAAAGTGACAGCAGCCTCTTTGCTGCGCAGCTCTCCAGTGTCGTGGAGCTGTGTGAGTGGCTGGCGCTACACTTCTCGCTACCGCGTTCCGTGGCAATGCCGTATACGGGTGTGCGGGACGTAGTTGACGGTGTGGGCGTCCTCGGTCATCGCGACTTGTCGTCGAATCGAGGCAGCGGCGACCCCGGTGATTTTGTGATGGAGGCCCTGGTCGATGCGGGGTGGGCGGTGGTGTAGGTGGGGTGGAGATTATGGTCGCAAGATCCGCGAGATCTTGACATAGGCGTCAGCTTCCGCCGATTTCTCTTTGAGAAGTGCCTTCAATCGCTCATCTTTCAACGCGAAAGCCTGCCGCTTAGCCTCAATCTACATTTCTAGGCGAGTACGATCCTTCTCAATCTGCTCAATCTCGTCGTCGATTCGTTGGGATTCGACCATCAGCTTAGCTATCTCTGGGCCAAGCGCGGCTTCGGCCTTTCGAAATTGACGTAGTTCAAGACAGTAGCAGCCGTTGGGACAGTGACATGTGTGGCAGCCGTGGCTCATCTCGTCATCTCCTCGTCGCCGTCGTCTACCCTCAGACGTCCAATCGCCGTCGCAGTGTACCCGCAACCACAGCCCCCGTCAAGCACAAAGCAACCAGAATCCTAAACCCGGTCAGCAGTGCGAAGCCACCAAGCAGACCGGCGATCTGGCCACCTACACCGGATGTCACAAACCACACCGACGTATAGATGGGCTGTAGATGACGAGGCGTCAACTTGGCGACTTGGGCGAGGCCGAGTGACGAGATGAGGATCTCGGAGATGGAGCTGAGAATGATTGCGGTGATCAGCCATGCGGGATGCGATTTCGCAATAGGCGCCACCAGGAGGCACGAGAAGCTTGCTGCCATTGTCAGGTAGCCTGCGATGGTCGAAAACGACAGCGGCGTGGTCTGGGGCGCATTGGCGGGCTTGCTAGCCTCGTCGTCTTGCCGTCGTCTCGTCATCGCCCCCACCCGCCCCGACACCCACCGCGCCGCCGCCACAATCATACCACCACAGAATACACACACCAGTGAGTTGACCAGCGCGAACATCGGCGGTTGAATCTCGCCCCATCTGGTCATGCGTTCAGTGTTCTCGGAGGCCCAGATGTTCAAGCCGCTGCCGTTTTGATGATACGCGGGCCAAAAGGCAAGTGTTGCCAGCACCAAGAAGATCCACAGTGCCACCATCTTTCGCCGTCTCATCGTCGCCGCGCCTGCGGCATTGTCGAGGCGCGACTCGGCTTCACTATCCGAGGGCAGCTCGACGGCTACCCCGGTGACAGCGGCGACGGACGACGCCGACTCGACGACGTCGAGGCTACGGTAGTTGATGGCGATGGTGGTGAGGACGACGAGATCACCGATAGCTGCGACGGCGAAAGCCGTGGTGAAGCCGTAGCGCGACATCAGGTAGCTGGCCGCGATCGGCGAAAAGAAAGCACCGACGTTGATGGCGCTGTAGAACCACGCAAAAGCCTTGTCGGCGCCGGGGGCGCCCTCGGGAAATAGTCGTCCCACCATCGCCGTCACCGCCGTCTTGACGAAGCCGCAGCCGATGCCGACGAGGATGATACCCGCTAGCGGTGACAGGGACGTGAGGAGATAGCCGGTCGCCGCCGTGGCTGCCCCGACGATGGCGACGGGACGCAGACCTGTGCGGGTGGAGATCCAACCACCTAGCATCGGCGTCACATAGGCGGCGAAGACGAAGGCACCGAAACGGGACGTTGCCGTGGCCTTGGGGAGGCCGAGGCTAATGAGCCACAAGACGAGAGTGTTATAGAGAACGTAGAAGGCGAAGGCGTGCGCCCCGATGGCAATGTAGAGGGCGGTGAGGTTGCGACGGAGGTTGAGGTGGGCGATCATCGTGG